GTGATGTTTTCCTTACTATAGATTCTAATTGTAAAACATATATCAAAGGTGATTGGGATATTCAAGTTGACGGTAACAAAACAGAAGTTGTCAAGAAAAATGTTACGGAAACATATGGAACAGAGAATACGGAACATTCTCATACTATAAGTGTGACAGGTAAAAGAGCAGAGACAGTTAGTAATACTGTTACGGAAACATATAAAGACGCAAAGACGGAAGAAGTCACAGGACTTGTTTCTGAAACATATAAAGCAAATCAAACAACAAATATAACAGGCACACTAGACTTAGATGCATCTACGGAAATAGATGCTGACGCTGGTGTAATCAATCTAAACTAGGAGATATCATGGGCCAACCAGTAACAAGAGTTGGTTTGGATTTACATATAGGTCATGCAAGTCCTACACCGAATCCATTCCACAGAACGGTATATGCAACAGGTTCGCCAAACGTAATAACAAATGGTGCATTGACTACAAGAGTAGGTGATGTTACGGAATGTAATGACCCAGCTGTTGCGGGAAGTGGAACAGTATTCGTAAATGGTAAGAATATACACAGACAGGGTGATGCAACAGGTGGCCATGGAAGTTGGGTGCCTAATGCATCATCTTCTGGCAGTCCTAATGTGTTTGCTGGTGGTTAGTCTTATAAATAAATACTAATAGGAGTCTACAAGAATGGCGCAATATGACGCACAAATAACTAACGATAGTGATCGTAGTAGTAGAAAATATTCAGACCTAGATTTATTCTTTGGTAAGAAGTCATCTGATTCTGATATTCAAAATATTACTGATATTAAAGCTGTCAAGCGTTCTGTTCGTAATCTTGTCTTACTCAACCACTATGAAAAACCTTTTCATCCAGAGATTGCCTCTGGTGTTCGGGATATGTTATTTGAACTTATGACTCCAGTTACCGCACAAATACTTGCAAGGAAAGTTGAAGACGTAATTAACAACTATGAACCAAGAGCAAGACTTGTCGGTGTAACAGCAATTCCAAATTTGGATAGAAATATGTATGAGGTGTCTATAGAATTTTATGTCGTGAACCAACCTACAGAACTAGTTGACTTATCCATAATGTTAGAGAGATTACGATAATGGCAACAAATGAAAATAGACTTAGAGTTACAGAACTTGACTTTGATAATATCAAGAACAATCTGAAAACATATCTAAAGGCTCAGAACCAATTTACAGACTACGACTTTGAAGGTTCTGGAATGAATATTCTTTTGGACACTCTTGCATACAACACTCACTATATGGGTTATAATGCAAACATGGTTGCAAATGAAATGTTCTTGGATAGTGCATCACTAAGGTCAAGTGTTGTGTCTCATGCAAAGAAACTAGGATATGAAGTATCATCATGTAGAGCACCAACTGCAACAGTTAACATTGGTCTTGCAACTGGAATCTCAACAAAAACAATGCCTGCTGGTACAACATTCACTACAACAGTTGATGGTACAAATTATCAGTTTGTTACAATCGCTGATATTACTGCCGCAAACATTGGTTCAACAGTTAACTTTGATAGCACACTGATTTATGAAGGAACATATATTACCACAAAATATCTAGTGGACAGTTCTGATGTGGATCAAAGATTTATTATCACTGACCCACGAGCAGATACCACGACACTCACTGTGAAGGTGCAAACTTCTGCGAGTGATACATTCACACGCACATACACCAAAGCAACAGACATTTCACAATTGACTAATGCAAGCACAGTGTATTTTTTGCAAGAGATTGAGGCTGGAAGATATGAGGTATACTTTGGTGATGGTGTTGTAAGTCAATCAATCTCTGACGGAAACATTGTGGTGTTACAATATGTGGTTACAAACAAGGCCGCAGCAAATGGTGCAAGTGTATTTGCATCTCCTTCTGCGATTGACAGTGTGACTGATATTACAGTAACAACAGTTGCATCAGCAACAGGTGGTGCAGAAGCAGAATCAATCCAATCAATAAAACTCAATGCTCCACTTGACTATGCAGCACAAGGTCGTGCAGTTACCACAAGCGATTATAAAACTTATGTGCAAAAATTATTTCCTAACACTCAAGCCGTTTCAGTTTTTGGTGGAGAAGATGGAAGTTATGACACCAGCACTGGTGTTAGTTCTACACCAGAATATGGCAAGGTTTTCATTTCAATCAAATCTACCACAGGAAACAATTTAACTGAAACACAAAAGAGTAACTTGGTAAACGAACTTGCTCCTTATAAAGTTTCTTCAATTACTCCTGTTATTGTTGATGCAGAGACAACAGAACTTATTCTTAATACGACTGTTCAATATGACTCTAGTGCAACAACATCTTTGGCAACAGAATTATCATCACAGGTAAGCACAACTATTTCTAATTATAATACTTCAGATTTGCAAACATTCAATGCACCATTTAGACATTCTAAATTGTTAGGTTTGATTGATGGCACTGACAGTTCAATTCTAAACAACACAACAACTGTTATTATGGCAAAACTTATTACTCCACCGATAAACACAGAAACATCGTACATACTTAATTTTAACAATGCATTTTTTAATCCACACTCTGGCCACAATTCAGCTGCTGGTGGTGTTATTTCTTCTACTGGTTTTTCTATGAGTGCTGTTGATGCAACGAGAGAATATTTCTTTGATGATGACGGTGCTGGTAATCTTAGAATTTATTATTTGGTATCTGGTACTAGAGTTTATTATTCAAGCACTGCTGGTGCTGTAGATTATGTAAATGGAAAAATAACTATTAGTTCGATTACAATATCAGCAGTATCAAATGTTGATGGTGCGTCTTCTACACAAATTCGTGTTACAGTAATTCCAAACTCTTATGATGTCATACCAGTAAGAAACCAGATACTTGAAATTGATACAGTGAATACTACTGTTACTGCTTCAGTTGATGCTACTGCTGCAACTGGCGTTGGTTACACTACAACTACCACAGGTGGAACAACCACTACAACAGTAACAACTACAACATCAACACCATCAAGTTCGGCGTACTAATAAATGTCAGAAAACAAAACAAAGTTTACTAATAAGATTTCTCCTCTCATAGAAGGACAGGTGCCAGATTTTGTTCAGGCAGACCATCCTCTATTTGTAAATTTTGTAAAAGATTATTTTCAGTTTCTTGAAGCTGGTAGACTTACACTTACCTCTACAATCAATTACGTTTCTTTGGAAACTAACACTGTTGCATATGTTATTGACGAACAAGATAGTGACAGAATTGTAACTGAGATTGGTGAAGGCACTGTAGGCCAATTTATTAATGGTGAAACAATTACTGGTGGTACTAGTAAAGCCACCGCAAAAGTTCTTGTAGATGATTCAAGAAATTCTTATCTATATATTACAGGACAACAAAGATTTGAAACTGGTGAACTTGTAACTGGTGGAACTTCTGGTTCTACTGGCACTGTCTCTGCATATCAGGCAAATCCAATTCAAAGTATTCAACAGATGTTGGAATACGCTAATGTCGATAATACTCTCTATGAATTTTTAGATAATATGCGTGATGAGTTTATGAACGCAATACCAGAAAGTCTTGCGTCTGGTATAAACAAAAGAAATCTAATCAAAAATATTAAAGACCTATATGCATCCAAAGGAACATCTGAAGGACACAAACTGTTTATGAGAATGTTGTTGGGTGAAGAATCTGAAATCTTCTATCCAAACATTTATATGATGAGAGCATCTCAAGGTGATTGGCAAGCTTCAACAATTATTAGAGCCTCCGCAGTTGGGGCATCACGCGGCGATGAGGTTGTAAATCAATTAATTACAGGCGGTACATCTGGTGCTACTGCGACTGTAGAAAATTCTGTTACTAAGGTTGAACAGAATGACAGTTTTAATGATTCTGTTATTGAATTTACCGTGGCAAATATTCAAGGAACATTCGTTGATGGTGAAACTATTACTGGTCTTTCCACAGTAAAAGATGTTACAATTTCTTTTACTCTATTAGGTATTGTTTCTGATGTAAGTGTAATCAACGATGGTATACTTTACGAAGATGGTGAAGTTGTTGATGTAGAATTGGTGGGCAATCAATTTGCAACGATAGTTGTTGATGGTGTAAATACTGGTTCTGTTAGTGAGTTATTTGTTGAGACAGCCGGTATAGGATATGAAGTTGGTGATGCTCTTACCTTTACTAAAAACTCAGCAGACACAGATGTAAAAGAAGCAACTGGTGTTGTAAGCTTGGTCGGTGGTGGTATACTTCAAGAGACAGGAACACTTGACAAATCAACAATCACCACAGATACGATTATACTTGAAGAAGCTACAAACTCTCAATTAGAACCTTTTATTATTTCTTTGGAAACAACCAATACCGACAATTTTATTGGTGATGGAACAACAACCGTTTTCAATCTTTCAAACACAAGTGGCACATTAGATGTATTAACAGTTTATCTTGATGATGTTCTTTACAATACAACATCTGATGATAATACTGCACAGTGGGCTGCAACCAATACACAGATAACCTTTACCTTTGCACCAACACTAAACCAAAAAATTCATATTCGTGGAAACGAAGTTGATAATCTAGTTTTAGATGGAACGGATAGTGCTAGTACAGATGCTGGTCATCAAATACTTACTGATACTGTTATCGAAGTTTTAGACACATATACAACTGCATCTGACCAGATTGTTTTAGAGTTTGATACCTTTACTGCCATTGATGCTGCAGCGACTGATGAGGCTGGACATTTAATCAAGGCTGTAGTCACTGATGGTGGTTTTGGTTATACCAAACTTCCTACTGTTTCAATTACAAGCACCTCTGGTATTAATGCTAGTCTACACGCAACCACTACAGATATTGGTTCTATCAAAGATGCAAAAATTACCAACTCTGGATTTAGATATACTGCAAGTAATCCACCAGAGCCTTCTTTCAGAGCTCACTTTGTTTTGAAAGATGTATCAGGTGTTTTTGCAGCAGGAAATACTCTTGTTTCATCTGGTCACACTGGTACAATTAAAAGTTGGGATACAAATACAAAAGTTCTTGATACAACATTTGCCAATGTTATTAGAGTTGAACAAGAACAGTCTAGTACGTTTAATGAAGGTATTCAACTTGAACAGGGTACAGAGTTACTTACACCCGAAGGTGTTCTTCTTGAAGATGAACAAGAGTTTGATGATACCGAAGGTATCATGTTAAATGGCACAGGAACTTTTACACCAGCGGCACAATCATTTACATACAAAGTCAAGGTTGTATATGATTCTACTTTAGAACAAAACGTATATGAAATTAATGGTGCGACTCAACCAGCACTTGTTTTGTATGAGGGTAATACATACTACTTTGATTTATCAGACCCATCTTTATATGATGCTGTTGCTACTGCTCAACATATTTTTAAATTATCTGAAACATCTGATGGCACACATAATGATGGTGTCGCATATACCACTGGTGTTACAACCTCAGCGGCAACAATAGACCCCGGCACTGCTGGTGCATATCTTCAGATTGTCGTTGCATCAAATGCTCCTATATTATATTACTATTGTACTAATCATCAAGGTATGGGTAATAGTCTTGCAACAAATGTTTATGATACAGTTGTTCTTGATGAAGGTTCTAGTATAATTCTGGACGGCACTGATAGGTTTGACCACTTCTTCTTACAGGAAAGTGGTACAATAGGAAATGCTACTGATAGAATACAACTTGAAAGCCAAGGTGTTGGTGGGTTTTTAATAGACGAAGACTTTGATCGTAACCAAAGTAAACTTGTTCAACAAGCAACTTCTGGCGGTAAACTTTTGCAGGCAAGTATTCGCAGAGAAAACTCCACATCAAATGCAAGCAATAGTCAGTTCGTAATTTTAAATGGTACAGACGTAAATGGTTCTGATGCTGATGATAAACTTGCAAACGAAGACTTTGGTAACACACTTCTTTTAGAGGACAGAGAAGGTTTCTTGTTGGATGATGAAACTGGTGATGGTCAAATCGTATTTGACTCAACTGCTTCTGGTTCTGTTGACGCTGATGGTCATGTTATCAATGAAGACCCTATAGATTTTTCACTGCAAGATGTCACTATCACGGATTCTGGTGG